TGTTACCCGCCGGCACGCCGGCCAAGTAGCGCAGCCATTGGTACGCCTGCCGGTTTATCCAGTTCCACCAATCGGCGGGCACTTTGAAATCGCGCGGCCAACCCGCGTCTTTTTCGGCTTCGGACGGCTCGAGCACCTGCCCGGTAGTGGTGGCGAAGCGCGGTAGATTAAACGGCTTTTGGCTCATGAGAGTAACGCCCCTGCTAAGGTCCCGCCGGTAGACATGGCGGGATCGGTTGTGCCCTGCGTGGTGCTCGCCTCGAGCGTGGTGCCCGTGGCCGTGCGGAAAGAGTTAGCTTCGTCGGCGATTGACCATATCAGAGTGACACGAATACCGCCCCCGCGCGTCTTCGACATCTGTAGCGACAGCTGCGCCGGCGAGGGGTCGACGCCCGCTACTACCGCTTCGTTTATGATGTACATAAACGCGGCGTCGGGCTCGTCGATCATCTCGAACGTGCGACCGGGCAGCAACAGATCAAACACGTAATGCACATCTTCGATCTGCGAGTCGCCTAAGTTGATCCGTATGCGGCTTCGGATCGCTGCGCGGTAGTCGGTGTCGCTTCGGCCTAGCCTATTCTCTTCGACAATGCGGCCGATGCCATCGAGCTGCGCACCTACTGCGGTGTTCAGGTAGCGCAGCGCCATCAAGTCGTAGAGCATCTTTTCTAGATCTTGAACTTCCGACAGGAACGATCGTAGCTGCCCCTCGAAGTTGGGTTGCCCCTGAAACTGCGACAGCAAACGCAATAGGCCCTGCGTGGTGTGCTGCGTGAATAGTGTAGGGTCGGCCATGGCTTTACGGGGTGGTTACTACGGTCATGTTTGCGACATCGCTTACCGCTATGTCATCTTGCGCGATGATAAGATCGGTGCCCTGCGTGGGGGCTCCGATGCCGTGCAGAAACGCGGTAACGCTCAGCGTGCCCACGGTGTCGAGTAGCGCGCACTTCACCTGATCGACGAGCACATCGCCGCCGATGCGCAGCCCATTCACGTAGTCAGAAACCGCGGCTTTCATTTCTGCGGGGCCGCTCGCGCCGTCGTATACGTCTGGATCGGTGCTCACGGTGACGGATAGGAAGTAGATCCGATCGGTGGCATCGTCCCATCGGATCGTGTGTAGATTGCCCTGCGAGTCGGCTACGGTGTCGCTCTGCGCGCCGTTCGTGTTTATGCCTGCCGCCTTCGTGTCGAAGATGCTCTTAGCGATCTCGGCGGCAGCTCCCCCGCGCAGCACGGCGCGGATCGAGTGGGGCACTAGACCGCCTACCGTCACGTCGAGCACATTCTCGAAGACCGAAGCATCTACCACGCCGGTCACATCTTGCAGCAAGTCGGCGCGGATCGAGTCAATGCTCGTCGACCCCCCGCCCTCGAGTTCGTCGATCCGGCGTATGCGTAGCTCGGAATCCGACTCGGTAGCCTCACCCGTGGCGCCGGGTGCCGGATTGGTTACGAGCGTCCAACCGTCTACCGGCTCGCCGATCTCGTCGAGTTGCCCGATCACTGCCGTAGTGGCCCCGGCGATCTCCGCTTCAAAGTCGACGGCGAAGGTGCCGCCGGCGGGATTCGAGGGCACCACGGCGAGCGATACAAACCGCGCGTTCGGCTGCCCCGACAGATTGGCCACGCTACCGAGCGGTAGCGACTTATTAGGATCGAGCGTGACGAGCACGCCGGGGATCTGCGTTTTCGTGTTGGGGGATCGCGTGGTGCCCGTGATGCTTGACACGTTGTCTAGGCTGGCGTCGTTTGCGCTGTCGGGGTACGCGGCTGCGTAGGACGATTGGCCGAGCTGCCATAGCTCAGCGAGGGCCGCCGAGAATATCGCATTGATCTGCCCCTGCGCGCTGCGCGCGTCGAGGTCGAGCCCCGGATCGATAAAGCTGCGCTGCTTATCGTTGATATCTTCGAGAATGACCGAAAGCGGTTTAGGTACGTACCCGTTAGCAGTGACTCCATAATCCGGCATCGGCTAACCCTCCCTTATCAAGTCGTGCTGTCGACGATTATATTTAGGGCGTCGAGCTGTGTTAGCAATCGGCTTGAGCACGAAGCCGTCGGGTGTAACTCCATACGTCATTGGCTACCCCCTACCGACGTCCAATGCACGAGCGCGCCGACCTTAAGCCCGCGAGTCTGTACGACGAGATCCCCTTTGTCAGCGACCACCGGGTGCAATACACGCAGCGTCGGCGCGGCGCCCGGCGCATCGATCATGCGCTGCACGCCGGGCGGCACCGCTTTACCCTTCGCAGCGGCTCGGGTGGCGACATTGCCTGCGAACTTCGGCGGCTTCGGCTTCGGCTTTGCGACTTGGCACGTAGCCTCGCCGCCGACCGATGCGTGCTCCGTCGCGATCGTCGCAGAGCCGGTCGCGACATCCTGTGTAGTGAGTTCGTACACTCCGTTTTCGATTGCCATGATCAGATCCTTTCTACGGCGTGGGGATGTATATGCTACGCGACACGAGCATAGTGACCGTCCAGGCGCCGTCGCCTAAGTTAGTGTCGCTTACATTCATCTCAATCTGCGAGAGCGCATCGTTCGTGAAGTCGTTCAGGTTGCACGAAACATGCGAGGAGTTGCCCGAGTCAAGATCCCTAACGACCGCAACTTCGTCGCCGGCGATAACTCGTTCCCACGGCTCATCGCCTCCACCGTCTGCCGCTAAGGACAGAGTTATAGCGTACAGTTCGATACCGGTAGCGCCGCCAGTTGCGTTACCCATCAAACGGCAGACCACCTGGCACATGCATGCGCCAGCCAAGATCCCTTCCGACAAGTTCAAACCCGCGATCGACTTAGCCTCGCTACCGGCCTGCGCAAAGGCGAAATCTTCGGTCAACTGCTGCAGTATCGGCCATTCGACCGACGTCGCACCGCCCGTGTCCGCTTCGCTTACTAGCGACCACTGCGTGCCGTTGTACTGATAGATCTGGCATTCGTATGGCTGCGATAGGAACGTAGCTAGCTGCCCGTCTACGAGCTTGCCGCCGCCGTCGGCGTCGAACGTTATCGCGTTCGTGCTGCTCGTGATGTTCTTGATTCCCAACTTGTCGTTTACAGAAGGCGACGAGGTAGGCTCAAGATTGAATGCACCACCTGACGGATCCACTCTGACAATCTCGCCAAACGGTATGGTGTAGAGTGCAGTCTTTGCAGCACCCGACGAGAACACGAGCCCGCCAGCGCCGCCGAGATCGGCGATAGCCTGCGCCGTCGTGCGCTTCTTGTTGTTGCTGTCGTCGACATCTTCGATCAGCACGAGATCGCCCGATGCGACGGTGCCTGCCGTGACCGCTGCGATCTCGCCGGCTACGTTGTCGTGGATGGCGGTACCGTCTGCGCCGTCGTCGACTGATAGGTTGATGTCGTCGGCGTTTTCTACGGCGGTTATGCCCGCGCCGCCAACTACAGATCGGAGCTCAAGATCGACGCCGGTCTTTTGTTTGAACACACCAGCGCCCCCGCCGACGTTCGACGCGGTGTTAGCCTGCCCTGCGCCCGTGGGGGCTGCGACCTCTTTCCAGCCCCCTACGCCGTCGGCTTGCCACGTGGTGCTATCGGAAGTCTGCCAAACCATGCGCCCGCGATCGCTGCCCGACTGCGTGTAAGCAAGGCGCGCGGTCTCGTCGGCGAAGTCAGGTAGCGACAGCTGCGGGTGTATGCCCTTGCCGTTGTCGGTATCGTTTTGAGAAAGTAATCGGTGTGCTTTTAGCGCCATGATCTCAGCCCTTCAATAAATCACGATCTCGTTACCGTAGGATACCGTGTCTTCACCGTACACCACGAAGACCACCGCTTCGTTTTGCGGGCACCCTTCGGGGGGGAAGGTCCCCGTGTATTTGAAGACGCCTGTTTCCGGCCCTTCGCTCCCCGTGACAATGCACGTGACGGTGATTTCAGCTCGACGCGCTAGCACGTCGAGGCTATCCACGATCACGCTTACCACCTGCACCACACCGGGCACGGCTAGCGTTGCCGTCTTGAACACCTGCTGTAGCTCGCCGCGCGAGACCGCCTTCTTTAGTATGCGCTCGTAGTACGGCACCCCGATCGTCTGATCGAGAAACCACTCACCCACCACCGTGCGTATGTAGATCAACCATCGCTGCCGGATGGCATCGACGCCGGTTACGATCGTCAACTTGCCGTCGGTGTAGTCGATGTCGCCGCAGGCGTTTAGAAGTATGTCAGTCATGACCACCCCGAAGACGTAAACCACGTGTCGATCAAATCCCGAAAGGCGTCGGCGCCATCGCCGTGCGTGACCTGTGGGATCAACAGCTGCGCCGCCCATCCGGGGGCCGAAGCGGGCGCGGAAGGCGAGCCCCCCGGCATGCCGCCGAACACAGCGCCCGCGAAGGTCTGGTAAGCCGCGTCGAGCGCCGTGGCTACTGCGCCCCCCGACAGCGCCAGCGCGGCCGCTATGCTCGTGTCGAGCGCTGTAGCGGCTGCCGCCACCGTGGTAGACGCCGGCACCACGGCTGCGGCGTAATCCCCTACCGCGTCGGCCCAGTCGGTAGCGCAGAGCGCGATCGACGCGGGCGGCGACTCACACAGCGCCAGTAGATCGGCCCGTAAGCCTGTGGGGTCGACTGCCATCACTCGCCTAACACTTTCGTCGACAGCTCGGTAAGCGGCACCACGGGGCCGCCTGTGGGGCCGAAGGGGGACGTATGCGTGTGCAAGTCGTAGTTTATTTTGAAAGACGTGCCGAGCACCATGGCTTCGGCCGATGTATCGGAGCCCAGCAAGATCCGCCCGTCGGGTGTGATGCGCAGCACGGTGCCGCCGATCAACCCGAGCACGAGATCGTCGCCGATGTCCGTACCGCCTGCGAGCTTCGGAAGGATCGTTTCCTTCACTGGCATCAAGCCCGGTTGGAATACCCCGCCCGTGAGCGTGTGCCGGCCGATGTCGCCGGGGCTCGTGTCGGCGCCCTTGCTGCGCCACTGATCGAGTGACATCTCGCTAAACACCACGAGCCCGTAATCCCCCTTTTCGATCGGCAGCGTTATCATAAACGAGTTAGTGCGCGGGAACTGCACCGGCACATTCTCGAGCACCGGCAGCGACTCGGTAACGAAGGGGGCCGCACCGCTCGAGGGCAGCACGCGCTTTAGCTGTAGCTGCACCGTGGCCGTTTGGAAGATCGAATCGTAGCTCTGAATCTGCGCGGGCAGCGCTACGTGCACGTCGATCAAAGCGCTAGCTAAGATCGCCTCGAGCATTTCGGCGTCGGTAGGTGTGATCCCCATGGCTACAGCTCCGTCGCCTCTATGTCGCAGTAGTAATCGTTATCGTAGTTGCTGCCCACGTACTCGACGCGCTCGACGCGGAAGTGCGAGCCGCTGCCGCTGTCGGTGCCGAGCCCTAGATCTAGATCGAGATTCACATCGGCGATCTCTCCGATGCCTAGTACGTCGCTGCCCTTCGTGAGCACCTGCGATTCTATGATCAGCTGCCGCCCCGGCACTATGTCGCTATTCAACAGCGAGCGCACCCGGATGATCCCATCGTTGCCGATCGTGGGGCTGCCGATCATGCCGGTGTCAGACTTGAGCACGATCGACACGCCGGCCAGCGGCTTACGCGGCTCGAGCAGCTGCAAGGCGCCGTCCTGTATCGACCACTCGAGCCCCGCCGACTTGACGATTCGATCTAGCTCTTTCGCCGACTGCCCCGACACCGTTACCGAGTTTAGAAACGCGGGGCCGGCCTCGAGCAGATTGCCTTTAGCCACTTGCTTTAGCGCGTTGCCGATCCCCACCTTCATCGACTTCGCTACCTCCGCCATAACGATCGGCAGCGCCGTGCCCGCCGAGAAAGACTTATTGATCCGACTAAACCGCGTTGACTTCTCACCGTCGCCGCTCTCGAGCGTGGTGATCCAGTCGGGCGGATCGTAGTTGCTAGCGGCATCTCGAACGTCCCCGAGAAATATTAGCCCCGGCTCTTCGGTCTCGTCGTCGCCTACGCCAAAGTCGCTAGGGCTAGGCACGTCGATCACGTCGAGCAGGCCCCCTTCGGCGCGGCCCTTGTACCCGGCTTTGATCTCTACGATGGGCTCCTTCGACTGCGCGATCTGATCGCGGTGCGACTGCGACAGATTGAAGATCGTTAGCTCGCAGCTGTTCGGCTCTTTCTTTGTGGTCTTCACCACGCGAAACGAGGCGTGCAGGCCGGCGATGTCGAGCCCGTCTACGTTGATCCGCACATCCCTATTGAACTGCACTGTCATGCGCTGGCCACCTCAGCGGCCGAAGCCTC